CCAGCCGTATTTGTACCCATAGTAATATCATCACCAGTTACAGTCAGGTCTCCTGTAACTACAACATCACCACTAAATGTAGCTTTACCTGCAAGAGCCATATCAATGTCAAGTGCAGTAATAGCAGATGAACCATCTGTACCTTTAATAGCAAAGTTCTTATCTGCTGTGCTTACGGTAAGTTCTACATCAGATGAGTTGCTTGCAATATCTAGTATAGATGTACCAGCATCTTTAAATATAATATTTGCACCATCTGCATCAAGAATAATATCACCACCAGCATCTAGTGTAATGTCTGAGGCATTATCAATCTCTGCAATAATAGGTGTAGTAAGTGTTTTGTTGGTAAGTGTCTGAGAACCTGTAAGAGTAGTAACAGTGCTATCAATAGCAAATGTAACAGCGTTACCAGAACCGCTAGTGTCAATACCTGTACCACCAGTAAAGGTAAGTGTTTCACTATCAAGGTCAATAGATAATGCACCGCCACTATCTGCTTCAAAATCTAAATCTGCTGCAGTTAGCTGTGCATCCACATATGCTTTAATAGATTGTTGTGTAGCCAGTTTGGTAGCACTATTAGAAGCCATATTGTCTTCATCTTTAATGCCTGTAACTGTTGCACCATCACCTGCAATATTTAAACTTGTATTTGCTACAAGTGTAGTGCCTGTGATAGCAGCAGCAGTGCTGCCGCCTATTACAACATTGTCTGCAGTACCACCGTTTATGTCAGCAGTATCCGCTACCAGACTATCAATGTTGGCAGTTCCATCTAAATGTAAATCTTTAAACTCAAGGCTGCTTGTACCAAGGTCAATATCGTTATCAGTTACAGGTACAATAGCACCATCTTGAAATCTAAACTGCTCAGTTGTAGAACCAGATACATCAACAAATACGCCTACACGATTATTAGTATCATCAACCACAACTTTGTTAAGTGGTGTAGCAACACCGGGGTCTCCAATTAAACCAATAACTGGACCTTCTGCTGCAGTGCCATCATGTTTATGGCCTGAAGTGTTTGCAAAAGCATTTACAAGTTGGTTAAACTCATCATTACTGTCGGCAGCATTAATAATGTCGCCATCAGTATATGAGGACTGTCTGGTAAAACCTGCCATTAACGTCTTGCTCCTACATCAAATTCTAGCTGAAAACCCTTCAGCGAATATGGGGCTGATACACCCCTATCATTAACTCTTAACGCCACAGCAAATCCCGAACCTTCAATCGGTTGCCTGACCAGTGGGTTTGACTGTCCACCGTATGTCGCTGTTCCATATACTGATGAACCATAAACAGCCACAACAGTGGCAGTGTCAAACGGATATGCAGCAGGACGTGGTACTTGCGGTGACTCATAGTCATATCTTACAAACAGGTCTGCATTAACAGCAGCTTCAGGTGCGTAATTAATAATTATACGCTGAAAGTTTTTACGAATACCTGAATCACCTAAAGATAAATCAGGAGACCTGTACTTACCTGTAATAGTATTACCATCAAAGTCATTGCCCTGTTCTTGACGATATACAAATCCATCATACTCGCCATGTAATACTATTGATTCACCTTCATCAACAATAAAGTCTGTACTACTTGGTCTTATACCACGAATATCAGCAAACTCATATGTTTGTTTTCTAACTGCCATAACACCTGTTGTATTAGAACGTGTCGTATTTGCGTTAGAAAAGAATATACGATACTGTGTTTTATCAGGTAGAACTACACTGTCAAATTCGTCAACGTCAGTTAGTCCTTCAAACCTTGGCTGTACCTGTCGGCTAATTGTACCAAGTTCAACGTCACCAATCTTTTCTGTACCAGCAACAGTACGCAGTCCATCTGGACCAAGGAAGATAATGTCACCACCAACTTCCTGAATAGTATGCCCATTAACACAACCTATTTCACGTGTAACAGGCAATACTTCAAAGTCTGCTATGGTATTACCAACTAATTTAAATATACGTTCTTCACAAAATATAAACAGTTGGTCACGAAACGGAAACAGTCCTGTAATATTACTGTCTACATTTATTGTACCTGCACCGTTAGCTGTACTAAAATCACTATCAGTAAAAGGTGCAGTAAATGTTATTGCCTGTGGTGTAGCAGACATACCAGCAAAAAATAATGCGTCTTTAAATCCTACTACAAACTTTGGATTAGTAGGTGCGCCTGTTGCGTTAAGGTCAGTAACAGTGCTGCCATCATACTTGGTCGCATGATTTGCACCATCGGCCCACACAATAAATTCTGTGCCAGCCAAGTTGTAACGGAAGTGTGTATATTTACCAGCACTTGTTCTACCTGTATCAATTTGTGTCCAACTACCTGTCTTGCCACCTTCGTGTATTTTAGTTCCACGAGCAGCAATAACCTTACCCTTAAAGTAAGCAGACATTAGTACCTTTTCACTAGCACTAGCATCCTGTGGTACAATATTACTATTCCACTTTGCGTAGCCAGAAATACGTCTGTATCCACCTTTAATGTCTGGCTCAAAGTTTTGCAACTCAAGTGCCATACCCGGTTGCATATCAAAGGTAGATAGGTCTAGTACCAATCCCCCAGAACAGGCAAAGACAAATGGGCTAAGTCCTGATTCGTCTGCCATGTGTCACCTAAAATGCTGCTATGTTAATGCCGTATCTCTGTGAGTGCGGTATGAAAGTTGACCTTACATAATCTGTTCTATTTAATAATATAGATTGCATATGTTTTATACCTTCTTCAAATCTTGAGAAGTTAATACCATACTGCTGTGCTTCACCTCTATATTGATAAGCATATGCTGTAGCACCATCTGCAATAACTTGACGAAATTGTTCTGGAACTGTAGGTGCATCTGTTGCTGCAGATAAGGCTGTAGGTTTATTAAAATGTTCGTACTTTAAAGTATATGCTTTATCAGGATATGGATATAAACCGTAATTATTATCTGGTGTACGAAATACAAATATAGGCACACCACCTACATCTGATGTAGTTTCTTGGTCAATAAATCTGTCTACATATTCTTTGTAGTCAAGCACTCGTAGTGTTGTACCTGCTACACCTAATGTATTATCTTTTGATATTCTAAATGTTTCATAATCAACATGCGTTGCATCAGTAGGAATTGTATATCGTGTTTGGTCTACTACTAATGTTTCTGTTTTTGTAGCATGTGAAAAGGGCCACCCAAACTCACGCTGATTAATATAGTTAATGGCATCATTTACTGCATTTTTACATTGCACTTGAAAGCCACGTGCGCCAGACACAAAATTAGAGGCAGTCAATTCTACCTCATTCATCCGTGCTAACACTTCGTTTGTCAAGCCTAAGTAATTATATGCCATACTAAATCCTTAAAGAGTAAGAAGGGGCAACCGAAGCTGCCCCCACCAAGTGATTACTTATGCAAGTGTGTCACGGTCTACTTCGTCAGCAGCCATGTCGCCTTGGTCGCTGATGTCCATCATCACAGCGTAAGCACGTAGCTTACCTGCTGTAAATGACGCACCACTACCTGCCAACAGAAAATCAATTGTGTCGGAAGAAGTAGATGGTGCTAGTCCATCAATTGAAACTTGTGGAGCGTAAGCACCATCAGATGCAGCGTCAATGTCCAGTGCGGCTGCAAACTCATCGGTATCACCACCAGTGAAGCCAAGAGCAGCAGTTGCGTCTGTACCAGAGTTCATGGTTGCAGATTCTACAACTTGAAACCCTGCTGCCAAAACTAATGTATTAGCAGGTATGGTAATTGCCTGAATAGAATCACCGGGGGCAATGCTATTTTTTGTCAGGTCAATTGTGACATCTACGTAGTACGGGTTACGTCCACGCTGTGAGTTCCCTGATTCAGGGTGCAGTACTGCAGTAATGTTAGCCATTTTTCAATACTCCCCTTATACCAAGTTAAACTTAGCGTTAACAAGACCTTCAGGACGCAGAATTTTGCGACCATACATGTGCATACCACGAACGATGTCAGCAAAGCTGTCAGGGTCACGGTATGTTTCTGTCTTGTTAATCTGCTCTGCAGTAGCTACTGAAGATGAATGTCCAGCAACAATCACACCAAAGTTTGATGCATTTGTACCACCAGTAGTGGAAGAACCAGTACCTACAGATGGAAGATTGTTTGAAACATACACTTGGAAGCCGTGCAAGTTATTAATCACGAGTCCGTTTTGCAGACCAGCACCACCAAAGTCTGAGTTCAGAAGTTTTGAATCTTCGTCCTTCAGTACTTCAAGGAATACTGGGTCAATTACAAGCCAACGGCCTTGTGAGTCCACATTTTGCTGGTCTAGCTTACGAGCCATACGAGCAATAATCATGGTTGGGTTAGCGTTACCTGAACCCGGTACTGCTGATGCACCCGGCAGACGTGGCTGAATGCCAATTGACGAACCACCAGAGCCACCGAAATCGTCAGCTTCTAGTTTCATTGTTGTCAACAGTTCGTCTGTACCTGCAGTTGAAACAGCTTTTGAACCGTTTACAGTTGTATTAACTGTATCGGCTGTGCCATGAATTGCAGACTGTTTAAAGCCACACAGATAACCAAGAACGTCTTGGTCAAACTGGTCAGCCAAACGGTACGCAGCACGGTCACTTGCCAATTGCTGGAAGTTTACGTGGCTGTGTGCCTCTTCAATGTCATCAACCTTAAATGCAAAGTAGTTAGCTT